TGAAAAGAATAATACATTCTACGAAGATTTTAAACGTGTTGTACGCGAGATGGCGCAAGGCAACCCTGGTGCGTTTGCCTGCGCCCTTAGCTATGAAGCTGCAATAGGTGACGGGATAACCGACGAGAAATTCTTCATGGAAGAAAAAGCCAGAATGTCCAGTCAGGTATTTGACATGGAGTATGGCTCTATCTTTGTCGGAGCAATGGAAAACTCTGCCTTTCCATATTCACTTACGGAGCCGTGCCGCACACTTGAATATATCGAGCTTGCACAGCCAAAGAACAGCAAGAGCAGATATGTTATTGGTGTCGACATTGCTACCTCTGCAGCAAAAGGTTCAGATAACACCATCATTTCTGTTATTAAATTCACTGAACGAAACGATGGTTCGTTCATGAAAAAGATAGTTTATATCAGGTCAATGAACGGCAAGGGACTTGACGTCCTTGCCAATGAGATCCGTAAAATATATCACAAGAGATTTCCAAATGCTGAACGCATAGTCTACGATGCAAGAGGAGTAGGCGATGCATTCTCCAAATTCTTCATTGATCCATGGCTCGACGTCGAAACAGGCAAGGAATATCCTCCGCTTGTTCATGACGACGAGCCTTTATCTATACCAAATGCACAGCCGAAGCTTCATCCAATCAGAGCTGTGCAGACCATCAACCAACATATGGCAAACACTATGCGTGTCTTCCTTGAAAAGCAGACACTGCAGATACCGAAGAGCAGCAGGCTTATGCAGATAAAAGCTCAGGATCCTGAAGAGAAGTTCAAGATGTCTGAAGAAGAATACGCTGTGTTCCTCGAGGCTGATGCTCTTCAGTTTGAAATGGGCAACATCGTCTGCAAGGTTGGTGCTTCAGGCGCCGCTTTATACGATACGCCCAGAGCAGGCATGCACAAAGACCGTTACAGCTCTATCGCTATGGCCTGTGACTACGTTGGTTTACTTGAGGATGAAAGCATAAAGAAACATAAACGAGGTCCCATATGCTGGGGCATTGCTTCAAAATTTTAAAGGAGGTATAGCATGGCAAGATTCAGTTTACGAAACCTTTTCGGCGGCAGGCAGAAAAACAATGCTGTGCCTCAGACAAAGCATATTATCTGGAGCATCGCTGATCCAGAAGATACAAAGCTCTCAGCATTTGAAAATTCAAACATAACATACAGCGGCGACCTGGCTTCTGTTGATTATCAGGCGATCCTTCGAAACAAGCAGGCTAATATCAATACGTTCTATCAGCTTGCTGATTACTACACTGACGCAGATGCTATAGTCCATGGCATTATCAAACATGTGTATGTACCTTTCTCAGTCGGAGACTGGTACCTTACATGCGACAATGAGAAGACCATCAAGATCTTCGAAGAGCAGTATGCAAAGATGAGACTGCGTGAAAGCATTAATGATATCTTTACGCAGTACTACAAATACAATAACGTGTTCTGTTATATATGGAACGGCAATATCATAACGCTTGCTCCGCATAAATGCAGGATAGGCAACATAGCATGGAACGGCACACCTCTTGTTGACTACAACGTCGAAAGCATTGCGACAGAATTCCAGCAGAAAATTTATTCTGTTCGGAAAGACGGAAGGATAGATGATAACGTTCTTGAACAGGTACTCAGGGGCTATCCTCCTGAAGTCGCAGAAGCACTCAAAGAACGCAAGCAGTATGCCACCCTTAACCCGGATAATACTTATGTGTTTCAGGGATCCAAAGAAGGATGGATGAGATATGCTGTTCCGTGGATTGCAAGCGCTCTGCCGGCGCTTGCAAAGAAAGAACTCATACAGAAATATGAAGCCGCGCAGTTGAACATCGGCGCACGCTCCTTTGTTGAGGTTCGCTACGGCGATGACAAGATGCAGTATGAAATGCTTCCTGATAAAACCCAGATCAACGAGATAAAGAACAACTATAAGAATGGCATGAGCGGTTATCCGCTTGTTGTAGTTCCTTATCTCTGTCAGTCCAAGGTAACACAGGCTGACATGAGTGACCTTTATCAATGGCCTCTATATGAGCAGGTTAATGCAGACATTCTTTCTGCAGGCGGTGTAGCAGGCATTATTGTTTCAGGTTCGGGTGAAGAAGGTTCAACCTTCGCAAGTGCACAGGTTTCAGTGCAGTCCGCCGCTTCACGAATTGAAGCAGCACGGCGGGAATTTGAAGACTTCATGTATAAAGTAAACATCCGACTCATTGAAGATATTAAACTTATTCACACGAATAATTTAAAAGACGTTCCTGTATTCCACTTCAAGCCACTCAGCATGAGCGGCATGAAAGAACTCAGGGAAGCATGCGAGAAGCTCTGGCAGAATGGTCTTGTTTCTTCCAAGACTTATCTCGAAATGCAAGGGTACAGTCTCGCAAAAGAAAAGAAGCAGAGAGAACTCGAAGCTTCGGACGGAACAGATGAGACTATGATAAGTCATATCAACGTTCCTACTATTGATGTTCCGACAGAAACTGGCAGACCATCAAAGACAGACGAAGAAAGAAACTCCGATCCAGATAATTCAACCACAAGCAAACAGACAAAAGATGCGAAGAATGGAGAACCTGTTGATACGGAATGATACGTCTTTCGACCTGACAGACGTTAAAGAACAGGTTTGATGCCAATAGTGAAGATCTCACACTTAAAACGTGATCGACATCCGATATGTGATCGAGAAAGAGATGCCAAGACAATAAGGGCCGCATACATGGAACAAGCGGGAACGTACCGCGTTATCAAGTTACTGACATCCATAGCGGAATCGCTGGACTGAAACTGCCAGCAATATCGGATCATGCCACCGCCCCTTTCCTCCAGGGCGGTGGCTTTATTTTAATTGAAAACATACTGACTCCTACCGGTATGAATCAATATACACAAGGAGAAATGCATAATGCAAAAACGAATTGTTGCTAATGTCATCATCTCCGAACTTAAAAAGTCTAATGCCTGCCTCTACGTGAAGGGTGTGCTTTTCAATTTAAAGACAAACCTGAACGGAGTCCGTGTAACGGAAGCGTTCATGGACGAGATCGTTGAGAATAAAGAGAAGTACCTTGGTATTCCTTTATGTGCAGACGTTAAAGGATTAATCAACGGCAAAGTCATAGGCCATATGTATGACGAGAAGAAAGACGAATTCAAAAGTCAGATCATTGGCTCAATGATTGACTTTGAAAAACAGGAAACAGAAGACGGCGCAGCGCTCGTCATCACGGCGAAGATCATGAAGAGATACAAAGCTGTATGTGAAGCTGTCGGCGGACTTTTTGCTTCCGGTGATCTTAAGTTTAGTTTCGAACTCCTTGCCGGCGAATACACCGAAGAGGAAGACGGGACTATGTTAATTGACGTCAGCGAAAACAACTATCTTGAAGGCGCTGCCGTTGTAACATTTCCGGCCTGTGAAGAAGCTGTAGCAATGCAGCTGGTTGCCGAATGTTTAAACCAAGGAGATGAGAATATGACTAATGAAGAAGTTCAGGTAAATGCTGAAGAAAAAAAAGTGGTTGAGACCGCAGAGGAAGAAACCAAAGTCAATGCTGAAGCAGAGACTGAAGTCAAAGCAGAAACGGAAGTGACTACTGAGGAAGAGAAACCTGCTGAGGAAGTCAATGCAGCGACTGAAGTCAAAGAAGCGACTGAAGTCAACGAAGCGACTGAAGTCAACGAAGCGACTGAAGTTAAAGCGGAGACTGAAGACAAAGAGGGATCTTGCAAAGATAAGGAAGACGAAGAGGAAGAAAAGAAAGAAACTGCTTCCACCGGAGTTGAGAATGCCGAAGTGTACACTACGACTACTCATACTGAAGTGGATCAAGAACGGTCTTATGACTCCGAAACCGGCGAAGAAACTTATCATGAGGTTGTTGATACAACCACTGTCTACAGCGAATTAAAAGAAGCTGTCACAAATATGCTGGCTGAAATCAAGTCCATCAAAGAACAGCTTGCAGAGATTCAGAAGCCCGAAGAGAAGCATACCATTGCTGAAGCGGCGCATACTGAATATGACCTGCTTAATCCTTTTATCGATGATATTGCTTCTCCGCAGAAGTACACGCTTCTGGCGTCAGAAGAAACCCCGTCTCACTATGGGCTGTTAGATCCCGTGGATTGAGGTGAAAGACAATGTCCAGCTATGGCTATATGACATTGCTCAACAACAACATATGGTATGGCAGTCAGATCCGTAACGAAGACATAGGACAAGCTACACTGGTTGAACAGGTCGGCATTGACGGCAAGTATGCCGTTGTAAAAATGTCCGAGGACACTACAAGTAAGTTTCTTGTCGTGGATGAAATCAAAGTATTTGACGGACTTCCGGCTCTTCTTATTGAAGTAGTGAAGCTTGACTCGAAGCTGATGTTTGTTCGGAACCAGTGGGACTATAACGATGATCTCGAGTACGCAATAGATGATATAGAAGTCAATGACTTTGTTCGCGCACATCCGCTTACTGTCGGAGAGAAATTCATTGTAGGTCCTTATGTCAACAATTCTGAAGGGGCTCCTCTGGTTGGGACAGTGTTTACAGTTGCAGACATTAACAATCATGTTTTCAAAACTGAGTCCAACACGAGTGAAGTTATTGACAACATAGATGATGGCAATGATGACAATTACGAAATAGGCGACACGCTTACATTCAATCTCGAAGACGAAGGCTTTATTACCATGCGGCTCGTCAAGAAGAATGCAGACATTCTTTCTGATGGCTCTGGTTATGCAAAGACCACATGGATAGCTGACGTTATGCTGAAGAACTGGGAACGAATGAACCCAGCTTATTCTAATGGGCAGGATGGGTATGGAGCGATGGGCGGCTATGAAGCATCTGAACTTGCGTATACTGTTTCAGCCCTGGAAGCAATGCTTCCTGAAAAGATCCGCAATTCCATAAAGAGCGTTGACAAATACCATATGGCTTTTGTTGACGGGAACGACAAAGATCGTGTTGAGCAAAAGACATCTCTCAGGGTATGGATCCCAAGTGCAAGAGAGATGTATGGTGACGGCTATGAAACTCAGGG